ACATTTGCCAAAGTTCTAATGTAAGTTCAGCATCTTTCTCAGCATAAGCTCCAACTTCCATTGCTGGTAGTTGCCACATATCTTCTTTAGGATCTAATCCTCTAGACTTAGCTGCTTCATTTAAAGAGGCCTCGCTCTTACCATAACCAAGGTAATCCCAAGACAACATATTTAAACTATATTGAAATCTATTCTCATCAATCAATGATGCTGCAATCATAGTATCTACGATTAAACCATTGATTTTAATACCTAATTGTCTTATCCAACACACGTCGTACATTGCATTATGAAATATTTTAATGGAAGGAGTTGCCATGGTATCTTTAAACCATTCTAAAACTTTCTTACGATCCATGTTAGGACCTGATCCATGCGCTATTGGAAAATAAAAAGATCGTCCAGGAACAGCAACAGCTATACCAATTACTTCTCCGTTACCTATAACAGAACCGGATCCTTTCTTCTTTAAATCTGGATCTCTTGTTTCTAAGTCTACTGCAATCTCATCATAAGATCTTAGATCTGGAAATTCTTCTGGTTCTACCCATTCCTTTTGTGCTTCAAATAGAGGTACTTTCATAATCCCTTTCTATAATCATTTCTATATAATGGATTGCTTTTAACAAATCCTGTTTCTTTCCTTTATCCTGGTGTCTGCAAATATATTTAATTGCATTGCCTTCAGCAAACAGTATCTTATTCTTATTGATAAATAAAGAGGGCTGTATCTTATACTTTTTATAATGTGCTCCTCCTACTTGTTTAAAAAATGCCGTATTACTCATAACTGATAACCATACCTTTCTTTTTTTGATTTAAATAAATAAAGATTCTCCATAGATCTTGTTACACCTACATACCAAACTCTATTCTCTTCATCTTGTTTGTCTACATTCTCAGCAGTAGCTTCTCTGATCTTCCTTGCATTATCTAATACAAGAATAACATTTTTACATTCACCACCCTTTGCTGCATGAATTGTTGATACTTCTATTCTTGGTTCTTCAGATAATTTCTCACCACTGGATAACATACTTCTAATATAAAATTCTTCATTATGATCTGCATTTACAAATGCATCATACCATTTTATATTTCTATTAAATCCAAGGTCTTCTATTCTAACTGTCATTTTATTTTGAAAATTGTTTTCATTAAATGGTTCTTGTAAATAATCATAGATATCTCTACAGTCAGCAATTGATATTTGATTTCCCTCAGTTAAAGAGGTCCATCTTAATATGGATTTATAAAGTTTATTATTAAAACTTTTTCCATACATGTTCTTATAGTAAAGATTATTTTGTTTTAATTGATTAGATATTTCTAAAGCTCTATATACTGTTCTTGTTAGTATTAACCATTTATCATGATTAATATCTAAATTATCAAAATCAAATATTGATTCTACTTTTCCTTGTATAATATTTCCTTCTCTATCTTTTTTTGGAAAATATATTTTTTCTTTTCTATTACCTTGTATTCTATCTAATATAATATTTGAAACTTCTTGAACAGCTTGTGGTATACGCTCAGATTGTTGTAATACTTCTTCTATTGCCGGTTGATCAATAAATCTATTAACATCAGCTCCTGCCCATGCAAATATAGCCTGGTCATCATCTCCTGCTATAAAAATATCTTTTGATTTATCATTTAATATATCAAACATATTCCATTGTATCGGAGATAAATCCTGGGCTTCATCAATAAATACAACATCAAATGATGGACATTTATCTTTATTATTTACAAATTGAGTAATCATATCTGTATAATCATAAAGATTATAAGCCTTCTTATAATTTAAAAAGTTTTCATAGACGTGATTTAATACTTCAAAATCTATTTCTCTACTCCATTCATTAGTATTAAACTCATCTTCAATGGATATATTTTTAATTCGTGCCTTATTAATTAATTTAAAATACTCATTGTCACAATTTAAATAACCACTTTCATCTGATTCTGAATAATAATTGACTCTTATACTTAATTCTTTTCCTATTTGTTCATAATGAATCGGTTGCATTACATTTTCTTCACTCATACCTAAAGTATGAAAAGCTAATGAATGAAGTGTTTGAAAGAATTTAACATCCGTTCTAACATAATTTTTATGTTTATTTAAAAATCTTTCTCTTGCTTCTGCAGCAGCTTTTCTTGTAAATGCAAAATAGCCAATCTTATTTAATGGAACTCCTTTCATTAAATAGTTATTAACCTCATTTAATAACGTCATTGTCTTACCTGTACCTGGAGGACCCAATACTTTCTTTATCATTAAAATACGTCCTTGTTTCCTTTAATTTTAACTAACTCTGTTTTAGCTATATCTTTTATGAATTGATTTCCCTCTAACGTTAAATTTATTTTAACAGTCTCTACTGCTTCATAGTTTGTAGTTTCATTGTTTAATTTTGGAAATCTTTTCTTAATTCCAAACTCTGCCTTATATCTTTCCTGTATCCTTTGAGCTGTTCTTGATTTATTTTCTCTCCATTCTTTATTTTTTAAAGTGTTATAGAAATTTGCAAATTTAAAAAATGAATGTCCATCTTCTATTAGTACAGCCCCTGATTTGAAAGAAGCATAAGACTTTGCTTTTGGTCCATTAAGATATTCTTCTAAATATTCATGTAATAATTCGTCAGGAGTTGTTCCTTTAGGCGGTTGAAGTATTTCTGTAGGAGGAAGTAATTTAGCAATTACATTTTCAAAATCATCTCCCTTTACTTTTGCCACATAGATATTAGCAGTTTTCATTATTAATGTTCTTAATTCTTCTTGATCTTTTATTTGTTTCATATCCTTAGCTCTTATTGCTTTAATTCCTTTATTGTCTGGCAATTCAACATTAAAAGTATACTCTGGTTCTGGATAATTTATTTTTACTAAATTAGATAAAGGTGGAAACATTCTTTTTCTATCAGACCCAACACCATGCTTTCTTTTAAGACACTCTGATTTCATACAGAAATTAACGATAGGTTCTTGAGTACAACTATATCCTTTTGTATTATCTTTTTTCCAAGACCTAATCTTATCTAGTATTTTTTTCTCTGATCCCCAATCATTTAACACAACACCATTTGAATCTTTTATAAAATATTTTTGTGGAGCTGCTTTAAGAATATCTTGCCAATTATCAGGATATTTTTTCTTAGCAAATACCATGTAGTTATATAACCATCTATCTCTAGCATCAGTTAATGGTTCTTTGGCCATAATCTGTAAACAAGGAGGGCCATCATTAAATTCATCAGAACCTCCTTGTAAAACAGTTTTCACAAGGGCAAGTGAAAACTCTTCTAACTCTTCTTTTGTTTTTTTATTATGATTAACTACTTTAATAAATTGTTCCAATGTAAACTCAGTCCCATCATAATTAATTGCAACTCTTTCATCACCATTAAAGTAAGGAAGATTTATGTATTGACCATTAGACCATTCTTTTTTTTCTTCATCATATCCAAGCTCTGTTTGTTTTGGATATACTTCTGTACTTGGTTTTAATTTTAAAACGTATAATAAACTTTCTAAAAAATTTCTTAAAAACACTGCTCTAGCTTTTTCTTTTAAAAATAAATATAAATGTAATCCACCGCTTTTTGATTTAACTGGAATTAATGGAAGATTATTTTGTTTTATAATATCTAAATATTTTTTATATGGAAAATTAACATAACTATGTTCCTTATCATCAATATCAATAGCACCAAAACTTGCCATGCCGTCATCATCACATGGTTGAATACCAATAGATGTTCTACCGTTTAAATGATCTAAATAATGTTTTTCAGTTATTTCTTTAAATGACCACCCATATTGTTTTGGTTTTTTCTTTCCTGTGTTAGGATCAATTTTAAATTCATCTAAATAAGCAATACCAAAATTTCTTTTTAGCCCGCTAAATATTTCTCCAAATTCTTTCTCCATAAATGCCCTTGTTGTTTGGGGCAAGGATTAACTTGCCCCGATTACTTAATTAGAAGTGGGCTTCTGAAGTCTTTTCAGACCCATTGGACTCACCATGTTTGACTTTGATGTCTCCTCTTGAAACACTTTCAGCAAACGACTTAGCTTGTTGGTATAAAGAAGAATCCTCAACTGGACCTACTTTACTAACTTCCCAACCAAACCAAGTACCTTTATCATTTGATTGTTGTACTGTTCTTAATTTGTATACATGACTAAAAGATGCTGGTGTAAATAATCCATTTGCACCTTTCATCTTTATACTAGCCATCATACTATTCCATTTTCTACTAATCTTTAATTGCGTAGATTTCATAGCAAGTAAAGCTGTAGTTGGAGTTTGACCACAAACAATTAAAAAATGACTTGCAGTTTTTTCAATATAGTTTCCACTAGGAAGTCTATCTTTGAAAGAGCCGTCTCTTTTTGTTTTTGTTAGTATGTCACTTGAAGATGAATGGATTCCAACTGGAGCTCCAGAACCTTCGCCTCTATCTTGCCATTCAATATATTCCAATTTGTAATGACATGGTAGGACATCAATTCCTTTTTCACCATCAAACAATTCTCCTGTAACAGAGTTATAAATCATTCCAGGTTCTGCACCTTGAACATATTTACCATCTCTCTTGTTAACTTCTGGAGATAATTGTCCTAGTATTTTAAGAAAAGGTAATGCTAGATCTTCATGACCCATGTTACCTAGACCTTTATCTGCGTCTGCTTCAAACAGACTAACAGCTAAAGCTCCTGCAGCTACTTTCTCAGTTACTGCATTGGACTTTTTTGTCCCTTGTTCCATCGTGCTTTGTGCTTTATTCATTTTTATTTCCTTATTATTTTGGTTCTGTTTCCTGCGAACACATTAAATAGATCAGAGGGCATATCTTTCCCAGCTTCGATACGCTCTCTGACCAATGCTTTGAGAGTCATGGGCTCAACCTTTAATCTCTGGGCTGGTTGATATCCATTCTCTTCCGCAAGGTTTGCATAAGCAATTGCCTTGTTATCTTCGTTGCGGCCAAAAGAAACGGTAACCTCATTTTTAATAAGATCACCTAGACCGTTTATACGAAGCCAGTTAAATGCTTCTTCTTTCCTTTCAGGGGAAATTGAAGCACCGTAGACGGGTTTAACTTCTACAGCCGTACCGTCTGCTAATTTCAATGTTGATATATTCATTTCAGTC